GTGTCGAACGGCATCAGGCCGCCCACGAGCGTGGAGCCGGGTTCGCTGCCGCCGGTGCCGTGCTTATAGGCCGACTGGATGCGCGCTTCGATCTGCGACGACATCAGCTTCTCGGCCTCGTCGATCCTCCCGGCGTCCAGCAGCTCCTCGGCGCGGTTGAGCGCGCGGGGGTTCGTGCCGGAGGCCCGCGAGCCAGCGCGCCGTTCCCGGAGCTGCTTCGCGCCGCGCTCCTCCTCCAGGAGGTCGGCCGCCTGGTCCTCGCCGGCTTTCCGCAGGGCCTCGATACGCGCCTTCTTCCCGAGCTTCGTCAGCTCGTCGACGTCGTAGCCGGCGGCCCGGAGCTTCGCCGCGTCCACCTCGACGCGCGGGACGTCGGCCGGTTTGAGCCCCGCCTGCTTCGCCGCTTCGAGCCGGTGGGTGCCGGTCCAGGCCGTCCGCTTCTCCGCGTCCTTCACAACCAGGATCGGTCGCCCCTTCCACCCGACGCGCTTCATCGAGGCGGAGATCTCGTTCGCCTTATCCGGGTTCCGCACCTCGTGGCGGGTCTGCAGCTCGTCGAGGCTCTGGAGCTCCGCCGGCAGATCCCCGTAGTCGCCGCGCTGCACCTTGCGAGCGCCGGCGGCCGACTCCTCGGGCACCTCGAACACGGAGGCCTGGCGGCCGGCGGACGGCTCGTGACTGACTTCCTGGCCGAGCGAGAACGGCACCTCGTCGACGAGCGGCTTGTTCTCGACGTTGATGGTCTTGGCGAGCTGCTGCAGGATGCCGGGCACCTCCTCGGGGGTCGCCTGGGGCAGCTCCGGGATCTCCGGGATTACCGGCGGCGGTGGCGGCGGTGCTTCTGGCTGTGCTGCTGCCGGTGCCGGTCCACGAGGTTCATCGTTTGCTGGAACAGCCGGTGGTACTCCGGGCTTTGCAGCTCCGAGGTTCCCCCGTTCCCGCTCGACGGCTTCGAGGACCTGGTTGGCGGCGGCGGCGGGGGTGAGGTCGCCTTTCTGGACGGCGGCTGCGACACGCTTCAACTCCTCTCGAACGGGCCCGGCGGTGTGGCCGTAAGTGTCCAGGAGACGGTCCAGGGCGCCGGCCTGCTCGAAGCCCGCCTGGTTCGCTTCCCGGTTCAGCACGTTGCCCTTCCCGGCCAGGCGCTCCTCGTTCCGCAGCGCGTTGCCGAGGGCCGACTTGTCGGACTGCAGGGTGCGGCGCGCGGCCGCCATGACGCGCGCGATCGGGTCCGCGAGGCTACTGGCCACCTCCTGCTCTCCGAACAGGTTGGTCTGCACGCCGCGCTCGAACCCGTCCGCGATGATGGCTTTGACGAACTGCTCCGCCTGGTAGGCGTTCTCGGGGGCGGCCTTGGCGAGCTGCTGCAGCGCAGCCGTCTGCTCTGCGTGGTCCGCGATGTTGCGGCCGACGATGGCGCCGTAGGCCTCGTTGCGCGCGGGGTTCGGATGCACCTGGCCGTTCACGACGCGCAGGAACGCATCGTCCCCGAGCTTCGACAGGTCCTCGCCCATACGGAGCTTCGCGCCCGAGGTCTGGTCCTTCGGGATGCGCGCCCGTTCGAGCGACGTCAGGGGGCTCTCGCGGAGCACCTTCGCCACGTCGGTGGCCGTGCCGGTGCCCTGCTGCAGGTTGAGCATCGCGCCGATGCGACGGGCCTGCGGGACCGTGACGCCCTCGCTCTCGCGGAGGACGACCGAGCGCAGCTTGTCGGGGGCTCCGCTGCGGCCGGCGGCCTTCAGGCGCTTCGCCAGGCCGAGGCGCTGGTGGCCGTCGACGACGTACTGCTGGCCGTTCGCGCGCTCGTGGACGATAAGGGGCGACACCTCGCCGGCGATGGGGTCCCAGGACTCGACGCCCTTCAGCCGGTCAGTGACGCCCGCCGCGTCCCCCCCGCCCTTGAACTGGTAGGTCCTGGCGTCCACCCCGACCGCTTCGGGGTCCACTTCCTGCAGCGTCGGACCTGGCTTTCGTCCAGAAGGGGGCTCAGGGGCCGTTCGCACGGCCTCTACGGGCCTCGGGGCTTCCGGCGCGTGGTTCTGGTCCCAGGGTCCGGCGGGGCGCTCCGGTGGTGCAGACGGCTGTTCCGGGGCCAGGTGGCGGCCGCTCTGGTCGAGGATCGGGCCCTCCGTGCGCGCGGCGGCCCGGCGCTCGATCGTGCCCTCGGGGGGTCCGACGTTGGCCAGGCGGCGCTCCGCCTTCGCCAGCGGGGACTCCTCGATGCCGAACATCTTGCTGCGGATGGCCTCGTATTCCGCGTCGGGAACGTGGGCCTCGGGCAGCTTGAAGTGCCCCTCCCGACCCGGCGGCGGGGGCTGGACACCGCCGCGGCTGCTCATCACCGGCGGCTCCGGTTCGGCGGCCGCCACGACCTCCGGTGGCAACTCAGACGTCTGCGGGGCGCCCTTGCGCGGATACGTGACGGCCTGGATCTCCTCCTCGCCGCGTCCGAGCGCCGCGGTCGCCCGGTGCGTGCCGCCGGCCAGATACCACTTCCCGTCCGGGCCCTGCACGACGTTGACTTCGGTGGCTTTCGGCCGACCGTGGACCCCGACCGGCAGCTGCTCGTGGCGCTGCGGCGGGTTCTGCAGGTACTCCTCGACCACGGACGGCGTGACGGTTTCCTGGGTGGCCAGCAGGTCCTTCAGCTTGTGGGACCGCAGCTCCGGGGCCGAGTAGTCGGGATTCTCGAGCAGCGCCCGCTGCGAGGCCTCGTCCGCCACCTGGAACGGCACCTTCGCGTAGCCGCGCTCGTCGACGGGGCCGAGGAAATCGAGCGGATGCGGCGCGCGGATCGCCGGCGGATTGGCGTCGAGGCCCGAAGGCACGAGCGGCCGCGTCATCGACGGAAACGGACCCGGCGGCCGCGACAGGTCGGCCGGGGGCTCCGGCTCGATCGGGAAAGACTCCGCAGGACCCGTTTGCTCGATCGCGGGTGCGGTGGCGTCAAGCTCCGAGGGGAGCAACGGCCGCGTGCGCGACGGCGCCGGCCCGCGTTCCGGCAGGTCCCAGGGACGCGGGACGTTGTGGTCCTCGCCGGCCAGGATGGCGTTCAGCTCGTCGAACCCTTCCGGCAGCGGGGGCAGCTCCGCCTGGTCGAACCCACCCATGCGGCGGCCGCCGGCTTTCACGGCACCAGGGAGGTTCGGCTGGTAGGCCATCGCCATCTCGGCGGGGTCCGGGAACACCTCGGGCGGGGGCTCGAACGACTCGAAGCGCGGGGAGACGACAGACCGGAAGCGACTGCCGGGAGGAGGCGGTGTCGCCGGCGGCCGCTCCCCGCGCGCCGCTACTGCAGCCGTCTGCCCTGCACCCGCCGGGCGCGGCCGCGCAAACCGATTGACGATGCCCGCCGCGGCGCCGCCGAACACGCCGCCGTAGAGCGCCCCCTTACCGACGTCGCCCAGCTCCGGCAGCTCGCCCGTCTCGGCCAGGTTGCTGGCCACGGTCGCGCCGGCGCCGAGGCCCGCGCCCTTGATGGCGCCACTGGCGATGGTGCCGACCTTGCCGAGGGGGATCGCGCCGATAGCCGCCTGGGTGCCGATCTGCCAGGGGTTGACGTCCTTGCGCTGGTGCCGGCGGACCTCCAGCAGCTCCGCGAGGCCTTCGCCCAGGCCTGCGCCGAGTCCGCCGCCGATGGCTGCGCCCGCCGCGGTACCGGCGCCGGGGATGAAGGAGCCCGCCACGCCGCCGATGACACCGCCGCCGATGCGAAGCGCGTTCGGGAGTGTGAACCAGCTGCTCGCGCTCTGGTCCTCCTCGGTGCCGTCAGGGAGCTGCGCGGGGTCCTGGTCGTCGTCCCACGGCCGCCGGGCCCGGCTCCCCGATGGCGGCGCGGGGGTCTGCCACGGATAGGGCACTACTGCCTCCCAAGGCGCTGCCGCACGACGGCCTGCTGTTCAGGGGTGAGCTGGTCCCAGTACTGCGCGAGCTGGTCCTGGCCGGCCTGGTTGCCACCGGCGGCGCCGGCGAGAAGCGCCTGGAACGACGGCTCGTCGACGCCGGGCCGCGCCACCAGGTCGTTCTGGCCCATCGTCTCGCCCGGCTGCAGGCCTCGCCACAGCAGGTCCTCGACGTCCTGCATCTTCGAGGGGTCGAGCGTCTGCCCGCCGATGAGCCCCTGCAGCTCGCGGCTTTTGAGCAGCCCCTTGATGGCATCGCGCGTGACGCCGCCGCGGGCCGTGATGCTGGCCGCGCCGGTTTTGCCCTGCGCCGCGATCTCCGCCGCGCGGATCTTCGCCTCAGCGTCCGCCTGGCGACCGTAGCGCGACTCCAAGAGGCTTTCCTGCTCCGCGTTCGCCGTCTTGCGGGCGCCGCTGACCGTGGGGTCCATGAACGCGCCCGCTTCGGCCCGCGCGTTGTTCAGGCCCTCGCTGCGCTGGATGTCGCCCACCTTGCGCGCGGCATCGGCGGTGTAGCCCAGGTCGAGCGCCCGCCGACCACGCGGCTGGAGGCTGCCGGTGATCGCGTCCATCTCCCCGAGCTCGCGCATCGTGTCGGCGCCCTTCTGCCGCTGGATGTCGGGCTGGCTCTCGTTCTGCGCCCGAACGCGGTCCTGGTACTCGTCCTGCTGCGCGAACTGGTCCCCGCCGGTCAGCGACATCGAGCCAACGCCCGGCCGCGACTGGCGAAGCCCCTGCGCGGGGTAGAACCCCATCGAGCGCGCGGGGCCCTTCCCGGCGTTCAGACTCTCGAGATTGGCCAGCTCCGAGTCCTCGTTGAGCGCGCTGATGTAGTCGTGCTCGTTCATAAAGCCCGAGCGCGGCGCCCCGAAGTGCGGCTCCTGGGTCAGCCGGAACTGTTCCTCCTGGCGCTGCCGCTGGCGGTTCCGCAGCTCCATCATCCGGTTCGTCTGGAAGCCCGTATCGAACGCCATCAGTAGAGCCCTCCTCCTGCGCGCGTGGCGCGAAGCTGCTGCATCGGGACCGACTGCCGCGACATGCCGAGGCCCTGGGGTCCGGCCGGGCGCGCGGCGAAATCAGCCCACCCGGTGCCGACGTCGGGCGACTGCGGCTGCGCCCCCGGCATCACCATCGTGGGACCCGCCGCGGCGGGCGCGGCCTCCGGTGTCTCGCCCGGCGCGATCGGGATCGGCATCGGCTGGTAGCCGCCACCCCCGCCGTAGTCGCCGCCGGACCCCTGCTGGCGCATCTGCGCCATCTGCAGGTCGAACTGCTGCTGCGCCATCGAGGCCTCGCGCTGCGCCTGCGAGCGGGCGTCCATCTGCGCCTGCATCTCCGCCTGGCGCTTCGCCTGGGACCCGTCGTCCGCGAACGGGTTGACGTAGGGGGACGTCGTGAGGCCGGTCGGTGCAGCCGTCTGCGGTCGAGCGGCCGGAGCCGGCGCGGGGGTGGGCGCGGGCCGACCATACGTCGACGCGGCTACTCCACCCACAGCACTGACTCCGGCCGTCCGGCCGCCGGCCACGCCGGTCGTCGGCGCCCCCACGCGCGTGGCGGTCGTCCCCGTCGTGATGGGCGCGGCGGTCGGCCGGGCAAACGCGGTCGTCGGGGCGGTCGGGGGTTTCACCCCGTAGGTCGACGACGTGGCGAGGTACTGGGGAAGGACGCCCGCCATGTCAGTACAGGCGCCGCTTCCGGTTCGCCGCAATCAGCTGCAGGAGCGGGACCTGCATCTGCGCCCGCGACGTCTCGGCCCCGATGTCCTGGCCGCGCGTCGTGGTCGTGAAGCCGATATCCTGCCCCCGCTGGTTGATGTCGCCGGCGTAGTTGCGGTCCTCGACCTGGCGCTGCCGCACGAGGTTCTGGATCGCCTGGTCCCGAATGACCTCCCCTTCCTGCCCCTGCAGGTCGGACAGGAGGTTCTGCGTGGCGGAGGCCTCCATGTTCGAGCCCCCGAAGCCGCGCGCCGAAAACTCCTCGTTGAGGGCCGTCATCGAGCCGCGTCCGAGCTTGCCGATGCGGTCCTTGGCCCGGCCGAACTGGGCGGCCTCGGCCGCGGCGGAGTCGGCCGGCGAGGGGCCGGTGACACGCGCCGGCAGCTGCGCGGGCGCCGGGCGGTTCGGGAGCGCCGGTTGCACCTGGGCCAGGGCGCGCGTGAAGTCGAAGTCCTCCAGCTCGCCGCCGCCGGCCGCCGTCGCGCTGCCGCGTGCGCCGCCGCCGGGCCCGTACTGCAGCGAGAGCCCCGTCCGGGGGTCGGTGTACTGCGCCGAGACGTTCCGGTTGTTGTTGGCGAGGCTGTAGAAGTTGGCGGCGCCGCGGTCCAGGGCGTCGTTCCGCGCCCGCTCCGCCTGCTGCTGGTCGTACATCTGCTGCGTCAGCTTGACGACGGGCAGTCCGGTGTGTGGGTCGAGTGGACCCGTCTGCCGCGACGGAACGCCGCCGGTTGCGGGGCGTCCGAACGCACTGACAGCTACTCCCGCCATGTCGGGCTCCTTCTGGATTGCTGCTGGGGTCGGTGGCGACAGGGTAACACGGCTGTTCCGTTTTACGACCAGTCATCCACGTAGACATCGCCGGCGGAGCCATCGCAATCCACGAAAAACTCCGCCACGCCGTTCTCGGTCGCGGCCGCCACGGTCCCGGAGAGCTGCTGCCACGTATCGGCGGCCGCCGAATGAGTGGCGATCACGGTGTCGACGTTCACGCCGATCGCGGGGTTGGCCCGCTGCACGAGGCGCGGGGCGCTCCCGGTGTAGCCCGCGCTCTTGCGGACGTAGACGGAGATGGCCACCGTCGCGCCGTTGGCGATCCGCTTCCGCTTCGGGCCGCTCTCGAGCTTTTCGCCGGCGCCGGCGCCCGAGGGGGAGAGCTTCTGCGAGGGCGCCGCGGTGCGAAACGTCGTCGTCTCGTAGGCGATGGTCCCCAGGTTCGGATAGACCGTCTTGTGGACGTTCGTCACCTGGTCGGTGCGCTGGTACTTGATGAAGCTCTTGCCGGCCAGGGATGACTGGTTGGCGACCTCGGTGGCCGACGCCAGGTTCGTGTTCCGCAGGACGATCTCGACGTAGCGGGCGCTGTTCGACGTCGCGCAGTTGATGTCGTTCGTATGGGCCGCCTTGATACCGGAGACGACTCCAAACGTGCAGTTGTCCAGCTCCACCTGGAACGCCACCGCGCCCGCGCTGCCCATTGCGAGGCCGTTGGTGACAGCGAACGTCGTGTCGGCGCTGACGACGACCGAGCGCAGGACTAGACCGCGCGGCCCGTTGCCCGTCGCCATCGAGATGTTGTTGACCGCGTTCCCGAAGATCGCCCCCGTCTCGATGACGAGGCGGCAGCAGCACGAGCCGAGGAACAGCCCGGCGGCCGCCGACGCCAGGTTGCGCCAGATGTTCACGTTCGAGAGCTTGCCGAAGTTCAGGCCGTCGACGGAGAGCCCGGAGATGCCGTTGCTGTGCAGGTCGAACCCGCTCCAGGTCCTATGGATGCTCTGGCGGGACGTGACGACCGCCGAGAGCGCCAGGCCGTCGCCGCCGCCGCTGTTGCACCGGATGTTCGTTAGCGTGCCGCCGTAGGAGGCCAACTGCACGCCCGCGCCCTGCGCGGTGTTGGCGCTCACGATGTCGATGTTCGTGAGGCTCCAGTTGATGCCGGTGGTCGCCACGACGTTGATGCCGACGTGGTTCGTGGCCTGGTGGCCGACCTTGTAGCCGGTGAGGTTGTCGATCGACCAGTTATCGCTCGCCGCGGCCGCCACGTAGATGCCGTGGTTGTCGAACTCGCGGATCGCGCAGTAGGACATGGTGCAGCTGCCGGCGCTCGTCGTGTCGATCTCGACGCCGCGCTTGCCGGTGACGGTGTGGCCCAGGTAGCGAAACGCCGTCCAGTCGCAATCGACCGTCGAGGCGCCCCCGAAATAGACGTAGGCCATCAGCGTCGTGCTGACCGACTGGATGCGGACGTTCCGCGTGAGCAGCAGCACTTCGGCCTGCGTGGGCGACGTCCCGCTGTGGGCGTTCGTCAGGCCGACCCCGACCGTGACGGAGCTCGCGCCGGCGTCGGCGCTCAGCGTCCGCGTCTCCGCCTGGCTCGCCGTCTGCGTCGTCGAGGCGAGGGCGATATCGTCCCCGTTCTTCCAGCCGGTGTCGGTGTCCACCCCGAGCACGGTCTGCGCCGCGGCCTCGTCGGTGTTCAGGAGGCAGCGAACGATGTCTTTGCCGGAGGTGCGCGAGAGCCCCTGGCAGTTCAGCGTGCCGTAGACCTGCATCCCGAAGTCGCCGTCCGCCACCGCGACGTCGAACTCCAGCTGCATCGAGCTGTCGCGCGGGCATTGCGTGCCCGTCGTGCCCATGTTCATCGTCCCGCCCCGGTAGATGAACAGCTTGGTCGAGAGCCGCAGCAGGTAGTTGGTCGCGGCCGTCGTGCCCCAGGTGAGGGTCCCACCCTTCCCGATGGTCATACCCGGCGGGTTCGCCGGCGTGTTGTCCCCGAAGTCGGTCGCGGCGGTGAGATCCTGCGTGACAGCGCGGTCGGTTTTCGTGGCGGCCGCCGTCCACTCGCCGCTGATGTGCATGGAGTCGCCGGCTGCCGGCGCGCCCGTCGTCGTCGTCCGCAGCAGACGGCTCCAGTTGCCAGCGGTCGCGTTGCGATACAGGTTGACCTGCGTGACGTTGGACGTCTTGGCGCTGACCGTGTAGGCGGTGGCCGCGACCAGGAGGACCGGCGCCGCGAACTTGAAGAAGTACCAGCCCTGCTCCGCCGCCCGCGAGTCGATGTCGGACACGTTGATCGTGACTTCGGTCCCGGCTACGAGCGCGCCGGCCTGCGCCAGGCGGATGCTGATGGTGCCGGTCGACCCCGGCCGCGAGGCGACCTTCACGGCGATCCCGTCGATGGTGATGGCGCCGGGGGTGAAGGCCTGGCTTTCGACGTAGGCCGTCGTCAGGACCGTGTTGTTCGCTTCGGAGTCGAGGAGGGCCGTCGCATCGCAGACGCCCCAGGTGGCGGCCGCCGAGAGGTTGCCGTCCGCGCGTGCGTGGAGAACTGCCATTAGAACTTCACCATTTTGAGAAACGTGTTGGTCAGGCCGCCCTTCAGCGTGTAGGTGGGGCCGTGGCCGCCGCCGTAATCCCACGACACGACCAATTCCACGTAGTCGCCGGCCGCCAGGTTCTCGATCGAGCAGCACTGGACGTTGCCCGTCGCGCCGACGATCGACGTGAAGGCGTTGTCGTGGACGTGGGCCCGGGCGACCCCGTTCACGTAGATGTAAACGTGAAAGTCCCCGACGAACCCGTAGTCGATGGCGGCCGCCGCGACGATGGCGTAGCGCCCGGCCTGGCCGACCGGCACCGTGAGCCGCGACCCGGCCGTCCAGAAGCTGTCATTAAAAATTGACGTGTCGAGACTGACCGTCGTCAGCGTGGCGGCCGCCATCGAGAGGTCCGCCGCCCGGTAGATCGCCGCACCGACCGCCGTGCTGGTCTGCGGCTGCCAATCGGGCCCCGTCGCGCCGGCGGTCCACACGTAGCCCGCGGTCGGGCTGACCGCCTTGCGCTGCCACTTCACCTGGCCGGAAATCTCGAGCCCGGTGGCGGGCAGACCGTCCTCCCAATACACCTCGTCGCCGCCGTCCGTGACGTTCGGGATCTCCGGGTAGGGCAGGCCGTCCTCCCAGTACGCGTCGACGTCGACCGCCGCGGCCGCCTGCGCGACGATCATGTCCCCCAGGACCGCGCTCGCCGGCGTCGAGTCCTGATGCGGCACCGAGAGCATGTCGTGCAGGTAGCGCGAGGTGGGGAGCGTGCCCTGGTCGATGTTGTCGGCGTCGATCAGCAGCTCGTGGCCGTCGTTGCTCCACTCCGGGAGGCCCAGGACGCTGATGAGCGCCTGGCCGGCGATGCCGATGCCCAGGCGCTCCCACTTGCTCGCGTCCCGCCGAATCAGGTCCCCGTCGACGGCGGCCGCGACCACGGTGTCCTCGTGGGTGTCGCTCAGGATGTCGTGGGTGCCGCCGCTCTCTGTAGCCGTCTGCAATCGGCGGAGCTGCGCGAAGATGATGTCGACCGTGTGCTGGAGCTTCTGCGCCAGCGCCGGGTCCGCGTTGTCCTCGAACGTCTCCGGGGGCCAGAGGAAATCGTCCTCTGACACGTCAGCGCCGCCCTTCCTCGAAGTAGGGGATCTCGTAGCCCCGCAGCTGGACGCCGCGGTTCAGTTCGTTGTTGCGGAAGCGGAGGGTCAGCATCCGGCCGGTCGGGTTATCGGCCGTCGAAATCCGGCGGACGCGCTGCCGGTCGAGCGTGAGGTTCCGGCTGATGGTCGCCTGCGCGCCGGCGTTCTCGGTCCCGAGCTGCGGGATGATGTCGAGCGTGCCGCCGGCCTCCGGGCGAACGTGCGCGGTCATCTCCAGAAACACCTTCTCGATGTCGGGCGTGTTGCCGGTGTGCCGCAGCTTGACGTCGAAGTCGATGGCGTTGCCGTCGTCCGCGTAGGTCGACTGGTTCTGCTTGTACAGGAACCCGGCCGACGAGCCGAGGACCGGGATGGTCAGCCCGTTGCTGTCCTGGATCTCGCTCGCGGCCGTGGGCGTGAACGCGGCCGTCTTGTGCGGGCCGTGCCAGCGGCCGGTGTCCAGCTCCAGGCCGACCCACCGATCGAGGTTCGTGCTGCCGGTCGCCGCGAGGAGCAGCTGATAGAGATTGTGCTTCTCGTTGTAGTGGCCGATGGCGTTCGGGAACTGCGCGCGGTTGAAGTAGCGGTCGCTCTGGAACCAGCCGGCCACCTGGTTCGAGACGCACTCGACGCCCTTGGGCCCCCACGAGTAGACGCCATCGCCGCCGAGCCAGTAGCCGATGTCGTGAATCACCTGGCCGGAGTCCGACGCCACGCCGCCCTTGCCGTCCGCGAGCTGCACCCGCTCGAAGTTAGCGACCGTGCGGCCGATGATCTTGTGGCAGACGTCCTGGCGGATGATCCCGAGCTCGTCCCGCCGGGCCAGCAGCAGCACGACGCCCACCAGGTCCTTGCCCTGCGGCGGCACCGGGAAGGCCTGCGACACCGGCCAGCCGTAGGATTTGCGGCTGGCCGAGTAATACACCGTGTCGAAGTCGTCGACCGGCACGCCCCACAGCCGGTCCTTCCACTGGACGATCAGCTTGAACCGCACTGGCGGCTCCCCGAGGTCGGTCGGGATGCTCAGGGTCGACAACCCCTCGTCCGTCACGTTGTCCTCGAACGAGCTGCTGAAGTTGCCGTCGAGATCGAGCCAGTCGAAGTACTCGGTGCCGGGCCCGGAGGCGGTGCGCGCGATCCGGCGGAAGTTCACGCCAGGGTCCTGGGACCGCTGCACCGCGCTGACCGCGAGCGCCTGGTTGACCAGCGTGGCGCTTTCATCGGACGGCGGCCCGTAGGGGCTCAGCGAGACGACCTTGCCAGCCTCGTCCTTGATACCGAACGCGACCTTCGCCCGGTACTTGCCGTTGAGCGCGCCCGCGGCGCCGGCGGCCAGGATCGGCTTCGTCGCCGGCGGCCGCAGCGTGAGCTGGTAGGCCTGCGTCGTCGACGTCGAGTAGGGCCGAATGACCAGGTTGCGCGTCGGCCCGTTCACGGCGATGACGTCGCGCCCGAGGATGGCCCATCGCGTGCGGCGGTTCGCGTCGATGGCCACGCCCGAGGGTAGGGTCAGCGCCGAGATCACGCCGTCCGAGCCAACGAGGTAAAGAGTGGTGCCGGTGTGGGCGACGTAGAACATGGCTTAGGTGTGGAAGTTGTTCAGGGCCACGTCGGATCGGATGAACCCGAGCGGCACGTCACCGCCCCCGAACGCGAGCACGCCCGAACCGTGCCAGGTCGCCGTCTCGAGCTGCACGGCGTTGCCGCCGAACGTGGCCGGCGAGTTCCCCCACGCGAAGATGAGCAGGTTCGGCAGCGAGAGCGCCGAGCTGCCCGAGGCCGTCTCCGCCGGCGCTCCGCCGAGTTCCGCCGTGGCGATCGTCACGATGTCGGCCGCCGTCGACCAGGCCGTCCCGGTGTACTTCCGAATCACCCACTGGTTCGCGCCCGGCAGGAGGCCAGGGTTCCAGTAGTGGACGTAGAGGTTCCCTTCGTGCTCCTGGATGACGTCGTAGCGGTTGCGTGCACCCGTCTGCAATCCGGTGTCGCTCGTCGACCAGACGCCGGCGGGCGTGCGCTGCAGCACCAGGCCGGCCACGCCGCCGACGCCATCGGTGCCGACGTAGAGGCTCCCCGTCGTGCTGAAGCCCGTCATGCAGAGCGCGTTGCCCTGGCCGGCCGCGCAGGTATGGTCGAGGGTCCAGGTCGTGTCGACGCCGGGCCGAATCCAGTAGATCTTCCCGGCGGGCGCGGCCTCGGCGTTCGCGGTGCCCACCCACAGGCGGCCGTTCCAGCCGCACATCGAGAACGGCATGCCGCCGGTTTTCTCCCCGGCCTGGTTGCCGAACGCTTCCCCGATCTGCAGCAGGGTGCCGGTGTTGGGGTCGAGCCGGAACACGCGCCCCGCGAAGTTGGGGGTGGCGCCGCCGTCCCAGGTGGTGAGGTAGATGTAGCCGTTGAAGGCCATCAGCCGGATGATCGCGTTCGCCTGCGTGCGGACGCCGGCGTTGAACCACTCCGGGATGCGGGCAACCTCGAAGTCCTTGGTGCCGGTGAAACAGCGGATCGGCGGCGCGTCGGTGCCCTGCACGTAATCGTCGGCCGCGTAGAACAGCCGGTTGGTGTCCCGCGCCATCGACGTGCCGCGATAGTTCGTGGCGGCGGGGAACGCGGCCGCGAGCTTCGAGTCGTACTGCCGGGTGCCGGTGGGGGAAGGGAGGCCAGGTGCATTATCCGAGCCAGAGAGCAGCCCCGGCGAGTTCGTGACCCAGTAGTCGTAGGCGGCGCTCGAACAGAAGAACTGCACGCCGGAGCCCTTGTGCGGCGCGTAGATCCACTCACCGTAGCCGCTGACCGGATCTTCGAGCGGCACGTTCACGAGGCTCTGGACCGCGCCGGACATGGCCGACGAGTTGAGCTTCGACATCCCGCCGCGCTTCTCGAGCCCGCCCAGGCCTTCGTCGGGGTTGTTGGCGATCGCGTTCTGCGACTGCATCAGCTCCCCGTCGACGACGTGCAGCGGGTCCTTGGCGACGACGACGCCCTTCTCACCCAGGTTGAAGATGTTGATCTTCGACTCGTCGGCCACCCGTCAGTCCTCCCACCCCTCGAACATGCCCTCGACGTACTCCGGGTCCTGGATGCTGCGCGGGGTCAGCGCGGTGCACAGGTTGTCCTTCTCGGTGCCGTAGATGGCGATCCAGCCGGGATCGGGCATCTTGTCGGGGCGCTCCTTCGCGCGGCACCAGGCGGTCGCGTAGGCGATGAGCGCGGCGTCCGACTCGCCAGGGATCGGGTTGTTCTGTGCAGACGTCTGATTCCCGATGGTGGGGACGTAGCCGAGCTCCAGGAGGATGGCCGCGTTCACCTGGGGCGCCACCTTGATGGTCGGGGCGCTGACCGGGCCGCCGGCGGCGATGATGTCGTAGAGGATGACGCCCGCCTGCGCGGAGTCCTGCGAGGACATCGCCAGCGCGCCTTCAAACTCCAGCGAGCCGTAGTCCGCTTTCACGAACCGCAGCGACGGGTAGTTCGCCGGCACGCGGGCGCGAATGAACGCGACGTCGTGCACGTCAGCCGGCACACCGGACAGCGCGTTGCTGCTGGCGGCCAGGCTGACGTTGGTCTGGTCGATCGTGTAGTGGTGCTTCTGGTAGAGGTCCTTGATGGCCTTCCAGAGGTCTTTCGACCCCTGGTTCAGCCAGAAGATGATCTCCGTCGAGGACCAGAACAGATCGGTCGCGGCAGGGGCGTTCAGGTTGACCCGCACCTGCGTTTCGAGGGCCGAGAGGAGCGTGGCCATCTCAGTTCAGGTATTGCCCGCCGACCGAGAAGGACACCGCGTTCGTGGCCACCGTGACGGACAGCCGCCACACGAGTCCGAGCGGGCTGCTGACCGCGACGTTCGCGGCCGCCGTGAGGCCCGGATAGATCGTGAGCATCGTCGTGCCGACCGCGTTCAGCGCGGCCGTGACGGCGCCGGCCAGGTCGACCCAGTTGCCCGACACCGGGTCCTGGACCTGCACCTTGGCCGTGACGGTGCCCGGCCCCGCGCCCACGTTCGTGAGGTCGAAGAACAGGCGGAGTCCCTTGGCCTCGTAGTTGTGGATCGGGTCCGTGGTGTAGGTCGCGGCCGCCCGGCTCTGTGAATCGAGGATCGTGCCGAGCTTGTGCGACTTCGACGCCAGTTCCCCGAGCGCGAGCGCGGGGAGGGGCGTTTCAACTTGTCGGTTCATCGCGCCCCCCTTACAGGAGTTCCTGGCCGACCAGCGGACGCACGACGAGGACGAGGTTCCCGATGAACGCATCGCCAACGCCGGTGGTGATGACAGCCTGCAGCTTCGCGCCGGCCGCGAAAGTGAGGGTCGTCGGCACCAGGTCGGTCATGGTGTCGGCCGTGACCGGATCGACCGTCGCGCCGAGCATCGACGTCCCGTCCTTCTTCAGGTCCGCGCGCACCGAGTCGTCGGCGTCGGTGATGGTCGCGCAGTAGACGTGCGCGGAGACGAGCTTCCCGGCGTAGGGCGCGCGCCAGGCCGCCTGGATGACGGCGGCAACACTCGCGCCGACGTTGATCGGAAGAATGACCGTTTCCTGCGCGAACTCGTTGCCAGTGAGATTGTCGACGTTGCGGGAGCGAATCATCGGAAGGTTCCTTTCGGCGTTGAGGGCCCCTACTGCCCGGCCGGGCGGGAGGATCCCCGCCCGGCCAGAGGTGAACGCGAGTGCAGACGTCTACGCGCCGACGATGGCGAAGCCAACCGGGGCGTCGGCCGAGTTGGACTTCGTGTTGCCGTTGACGGTGGTGTGCGACCCGAAGGTGATGCCGGTGCCGAAGATCATGCCGTTCGGGAACACCGCGCACAGCTCCTGGCCGCCGCCGCCGGTGCCGATGAACTTGAGCACGAAGTCGCCGTTCGCCGCGGCCACGGTGGCGTGGTCCGAGGCCTTCAGCCAGGCGTCGGTCGTCGACGCGGTGGGCTTCTTGAAGAACGCCACGTACAGCTTGCACGCGACGTCGGCCGCCACGCCGTCCGCAGCGTTCAGGCCGGAGATCGGGACGAACTGCAGGTCCGCGTTCCCCTTGTGCTGCGACCAGTACGAGTAGAACGTCCGCAGCAACGACTGCGTTGCGGCCGCCCGGGTGTCCGCCAGCGCCTTCTGTTTGACGCTGAGGGCAGAAGCGAGGGTCAGTGCCATCGGTCTTGCCTCCTGCCGCTCCCGTAGGAGTCGGCCCTTTGCGAGTTGACTACTTCGGCGCGGAGTATCCCGAGACGAAGGTGGTGCTTCCCTCGCGGAGTTTCAGCGCCGCGTAGGCCGAGACGCTGCGTTGTTCCGCCTCGTCGACGGTCAGCAGGTCTTGCTTCTGGCGCTTCTCCTCCTCGAGTCGTTCGAGCGCATCGCAGTGCTTGTCGGCACCGCCGCTGCGCCACATATCCATCCGCTGCAGGTCGCCCAGGAGCAGCGGGCCCCAATGTGCGCCTGGCAGGATGCCGGTGATCGACAACAGCCGATGGGTCATGCAGAAGGTGGCGTTCGGGTGCTTGTCCTTCAGCAGACTGACCGCGAGAGGGGCGCCGTGCTTCACGCGCCGCGCGAGGCAGTAGGCCGCGTCCTCCATCGACGGGAAGATCACGAGATCCGGGTCGAACTCGTACAGGTCCTTCAGGAACCAGGCCGGCGGCTCCGCCAGGCCGTACGGGTTCGCGGTCGGCAGGTAGTTGCCGAACATCAGTCCTTGGCTCCGACGAACCCGACGTCGACGAGCGGATGCCGCGCTGCGACGGCGCGCTCCTCGGCCACCCATCCCACCTTGACGCGCTCGACGTTCTGGCGGTCCTCGGGGAGCTTCGAGCGGTCGATCGACTCCACCGCATCACTCTGCTCGATCGGGTCGCAGGGATACTGGTCCTCCATCTCCCGGATGCCGATGAGCGAGGTGTGCTGGAACTCGTAGGCCGGGTCGAAGGTCCCCATCACCGGATTCCGCCGCACGCCGTAGAGGGCATACGTCAGATTCATCGGCTTCTCCTGGTGGGGTTCGAGCCGGTAGGACACGCCGTTGAAGCGCCACTCCACGGGCTTGCTGGAGCGGTTGACGGCCGTGACGATTTCGCCGGGGTTGAACTCGTAGTCCATAGGTGCCTCTCAGTACAGGGACGTGACCGCCGCGCCCTTGGCGCAGATGTCGTTCGCCGCCGCCGTCCCATTCGTGCCGGTCACTTTCAGGATGATGGCTGCGGTGCTGTCGGCCGTCATCGAGCGGGTGTCGGCTTTGATGGTGGCGTTACTCGACGCGTTCACGCCGATCCGGCTTTCGCTGTCGACCGTGACGGTGGTCGATCCCGTTCGGAGCAGGTTCCACGAGATCTTCCACGAGCCGTCGTTGGTCGCCTGCGCGCCGGTCGTGATCTGGCTCGTGCCGGCGACGTAGCCCTTCACGGTCTTGTTGTTCGCGGTCGCGCCGGTCGTCCCCCAGGCCACCACCTGCAGGCCTCGCCCGTCCGCGTTGAGCGTGTTCGCCGGCAGCGTGTAGGACCACAGGTCGGTTTCGTTCGTGTCCGCGATGGTGCACGTCGAGGTGGTCGACGTCGTAAGCGTGGCGTTGACGCGGCCGGTCGCGCTCGCCCCCACGAGGAGCTGCAGCAGGCCGGTCGTCGTGAAGCTCGCCCGGGCGGTGCCGTCCTGGAGGATGTAGACGGGCCGGTTGTCGCCGCTCCCGAGGCAGACGGCGCCGGCGCAGGCGGGCTGGACCGCCGCGATGCCGACGACGGCCAGGAGGCTGGCGGCTACGAACATCAACACACGACGCATGTAGGTGCCCTTTCAAAAAATGAAGGCCTGACGGAGCTTGCTACGTTCCCCGCGCGGCGGCTCCGCGATTTACGTGCCCTTTCGGGACCTCACTACGCTGAAGCGCTCCGGCGTCACCGACGAACCGGGCGCTGCGGTCGGCGCCTTCCCCCGACTGCGGCGAAGAACGGGGCCGCAACCGCCCTTTGCAGACGGCTGCGGCCCAGGTTTCGAGAACGGGTCCTTGGTTGTGTGAGCGGTCGAACCGTTACTCGGCGCGGACTACGATGAGCGACTGGCCGGTCACACCGTCCAGGCGCGCGTTGTAGCCGGGATACCGGCAGTGGTTCTGATACCGCTTGCGGTACCACGCCTCGAAGCTGTCACGGCCCGAGCTGCCGGTGCCCACGCGCACCAGGACCGAACCGTCCTCCTGCACCCACTCACCCGGCGAGGCCTGATAGCGGACGAACCCGCTGTTCTCCTCGTCGATGAGCATCATCACGTCGAGCGGGAAGTCCCGGATCGGCGTGACGGGCACTTCGCCGGCGGTGACGTCGCCCTGTTTGAACGCCTTGGTCAGGACGTCGGGGTTGGCCAGCGTCGACTGGATCGAGTAGCGGCGGTCGGGCTGCGAGAGCTTGAGATACAGCCGACGCGTCGAGTGGTGCGCGAGGATGCGCGTGATCTTCGACCCGAGCTTCTGGTCGAGCACGTCCGACACCTGCTGGAGCAGATCTTCGGAGAGCGAGCCGGTCGCCGCCTTGCAGTAGCTCTGGTAGGCGCCGTAGATCGAGCGGTCCACGTTGAAGTAGTTGTTGCGGATGCCGCCGTCGTCGACGAGCGCCATCATGCCCCACGCGGCCTTTTCCCACGAGGTGTCCACGATGTCCGTGACGGAGCTGTTCGCCGCCTGGACCACGTAGTCGTTGTCCGCCACGCCCGCCGCCGGCGCCGCGTCCAGCGTGATGCTGGCGCCCGAGCTCGCGCACGCCGTGACTTTGCGGATGCCCGAGCGGAGCACGCCGGTCGCGGGGTTCACGAACCCGATATACATGCCGGGCCGGATGAAGCGGTTGCCGAACGACGCCTGCGTGAGCCCGCCGGGGTTGTCCAGCGTCAGGGTGGTGTCGGTCGTCGGCGTGCCTTCGTTGATGAACGCCAGGATGCCCTTGCCATCGAGGGTCAGCGCGGCTTCTTCCATGCGCGCGATGTCCTTGATGATTTTGTTCATCTCGTTGGTGCGCGCCGCTTTGAACGCGCCCTTCGAGCTGCGGGAATCGTGGATCGCTTCCGACGTCAGCCGGACGCGCGCCATCAGCTTGCGCTGGCCGATACGCACCTGGACGTTGCCCTGGGCGCCGGCGTCCGCGAACGCGCCGTCCTCACCGACCCACATCGGGGAAGTGTTGCGCGTCACGTCGGCCGTGTAGACGACCTCGCGGCCCGCGAACTCGGCCGTCTCAGGCTTGAGCAGGTCGGACAGCGGGTTCCGGTTGTTCGTCTGGTCCGCGACGAAATCTTCGTAGTAGTCCTTGTAGATTCCGTCGATCTGCTGCGTGTCGGCGCCGGCCATCCCGAGGGCGGCCAGGCCGGGGAGAAGGTGAACGAACGGGACGCCGATCAGGTAGAGCAGGACCAGCGCCGTGATGACGAACGGCTTGAAGTAGGGGTGTTTGGTCATGGTTGTTGTCAGCCTCGCGCGGCGAAGTACGCGTCCGCTGCCGCATCGTGCAGCTGGTTCGCGTCTCGTACGTTGGGTTGACCTGGTTGCTGACCGACCGGGGGCGCTCCAGCGCCACCACGCGGCACGCGCGGCGGGGGCTGTTGGCCGGGACGTCGGGGGGCACCAGGCTGTTGTCCGGTTCCGGGGGCACCTGCCTGCTGCGCCGGGACGATCACGCCGTTGCGGTACATCCGCATGAACTCCTTGGCCAGGCCGGTGTCGCCCATCCGGTACCGGGCCGCGGCGTTCTTGTCGGTTTCCAGCCAGGAGACGAAAGCCGCGTCGAGCGACTTCTGCGCGAACTCGTGGAGCTGCCGGTTGCCGAAGGCCTCTTTGACTGCGCCGTCGAAGGCCTCCCACATCCGGGTCCCGATGTCCTGCCATCGCGCCTGGTCCTGTGACTTGAACCCGTTGACCGTCTCGGGGAGCTGCAGGATGTCCTGCGCCTTCTCGAGGAGCGGCTTGAGCTGCGGGAACAAGCGGTAGACCGCCGCGATCGCCTTCTGGTCGGCTTCAGACAGCTGCGGCTGGCCCTCACCCGCGCCCGGCCCCCCGGCCGGCGGACGGATGCCGGTCAGCGCGGCAACCTGGTTCTGAAGCATTTGCAACTGGCCCTGGAGCTGCTGGTTCTGCGCCAGCACCGTCCGATAGCCGTTTGCAACCTGGCCGTACTGCTCTGCTGTGAACGTCTGTGGCGTCCCGCCATCCTGCCCAGGGGCGCCAGCGACCGGCGGTTGGCCGGGCTGACGTGCGGGTGCCTGAGCGGGCTGCCGGCCGGCGGGGGCAGCAGGGGGTTGGCGGGACGGGTCATCGTCACCGCCGCCGGCGTCGTCGTTGAGATCGAGATCGTACTCGGGGTGCGCCGTGGGGTCGCCGCCGCCAGAGCCATCGTCAATGCCGTCGCAAAGGGGCTGCTGGACGTAAAACCACGGACTCCGGCGCCAAGATCCGAACATGGGCTACCTCGCTAGAACTAAAGTGGAGACGTCTGCAGGGAACCACAGCCGTTCCCGTTCTGTCAATTTACGTTTCACATAATCGCGGTGGCTTGCGGGCTCTGCACCCCGCTGCCGGCCGCGTGCTGATGCGCGTGCGGATTGCCGTGGCCGCTGTTCTGGTTGCTGTTTTCGAGCGCCTTGGCCGCCCCCTGCGGCGGTGGGGCCCCGACGCCGGCGCCCGCGCCCGGCGCCGACAGCATCGCCTGCTGCATGGCCTCCTGCGCGGCCGCTTCGAGGTGCGCCTGGCGGTGCAGCCCCCACAGCTCCTCCAGCTCCGGGTATTCCTGGAAGATCATCAGGGCCTCGTCCGACTGGCAGAAGATGTCGTGCTGGACGATGTGCACCATGTGCTTGTCCCACGGCCGCACCTTCAGCGGGTTGCCGGGGAACAGGATGGCCTGCTGCGTGGCGGCCGGCTGCGGCACCATCTGCGTGACGGTCTGCATCGCCGGCTGGCCGTTCTCGTCGCCGCCGCCCTGGTCGTCGGGGCCGGTCGGCGCCGCCACCTGGACCTGCTGCGGCTGCGGCGCGGCCGCGAGACGTTGCTGGTCGGAGATGAGCGGCATGCCCGGCTGCGGGGGCGGTGGAATCGTCTGCACCCAGGCCGCGAACAACGTCTGCTCGCGCAGCGCGCCCTTCATGGAGGCGTCGAGCGACGGCGCCAGGTGGCTGATGCCGATCTCGCGCATGACCTCGTAGGCCTGTTCCGGGTCCATCACGTTCAGGACCCCGAGGTTCTTGCCGTGCTCGATCGCGGCGCGCTTCCCGAGCGCGGTCTTGGGGAGCTGCGAGCCGTCCTCGACGACGATATCGACCGCGCCGGTCAGGTCCGCCTTCTTGAACTTCTTGAACGTCCAGGAGCGGTTCGGCCGCATCGCCGCCCGGATGCGTTCCTCCGGGCCGAACTGCCGCTCGATTTCGATGGCCAGCTTGTACCACTCGCGGTAGACCTCGGCGCGCGCCATCATCGCGGGCCCGAAGCGCGACTCCGACAGCTCCTTCAGGAGGTTCAGCGCGGAGAAGGCCTCGATGCCACTCGGCTTGTTCCCCTTCAGGACGTCGTAGGTGCCGACCAGCTCCTCGATGTCCGACTTGATTTGCTCGCGGCGGGTGAACAGCGAGTTGGGGATGTTGGCGCCGGGGATGCGCTCCGGCTTCGCGTTGCCGCCGGCGACGTTCGGGTTGTACTTCACGACCAGGCCGGGCTCGCCGGTGAAGGACTTGACCTCCGCGCCCTTCGGTTCGAGCCACACCGGGTTCGCCATGCGCTGCTCGCACAGGGCCGACATCGAGTCGAGCTGATTGAGCTGGTCCTGCTTCGGCAGCATCACGTCGAGCGCGCCGCGGCCGTTCATGCGGCCGCCCAGGTCCTCGTAGATGCCGTGGACGAACGGGAACAGCGGCGTGCCGTTCTGCGTGCGGTAGGGCAGCGGGCCCGGCAGGCCTTCCTCCTCGCGCTGCACCAGGACCGGGCTCGAGTCTCCGAGCACGCGCGCGACCAGGCCGTGCGGATACTGCGTCGTCGGCCGATGCCACAGCTCGTATTCCGCCACGCCCTCGCTGGAGCCCTCGTCGCCGCCGTAGGTGATGGGCGTCGAGGCGATGTCGGACTGCTGCGCGATCGCGCGGAGCAGCTGCAGGCTGCGCTCCTGCGGCATCTTCCCCCACACGACGCCCTTGCACATCTCCGCGCCGTAGGTGTCGAGGCAGAACTTCTTGGTCCGCCACCGGAGCCGCACGATGAGCGGGGAGTCCTTCAGCTTCGTGTAGACGGACGGCGTGGCGTATTCAAACGGCGAGAGGACGTCGGTGAACCCGGCGCCGCCCTTGATGGTGTCGCCCACCGGATAGCCGTGCTGGTCGACCGCGCCCTCGAACTCGGCGCCGCCGCAATCGGGGCACATCGGGTTCTCGCCCAGGTCCGCGAGCTCCGCCGACGTGTACTGACCGTGACAGCCGGTGCATTCCTGCCACTGGTCGATGCGCGTGTTGGCCTCGGGGTTCCAGCCGGTCTGCAGGACGCAGTTGCCGAGCGCGATGAACCAGAAGTCGAACTCCCGCATCACGGCTTTCATGCCGTGCTCCTCCGCGATGAGGGATTCGAGCTTGTCCACCGTTTCGGCCGTGGCCACGGCGTCGGCGTCCGACGTCAGGGGCTTCGCGGTGGTCGAGAGCTGGATCGCCTGGAACACGGTCTTGATGGTGTTGAGCGCCACCTGCACCACGTTCGTGACCGGGCGGGGGATCCATTTGGCCATCCGCTTGTCGAGCCACTGGCCCCGCTTCCGGTCGTAGTAGATCCACTGCCGGCTGAGGATGTAGAGAATCACCCGCCACCAGCTGCGCTCGTAGACCCACCGATTCTCCAGCGCCTCCTTCTTGCACTCCTCGACGAACTTCAGGATCGCCTTGGTGTCCGAATAGGGGTCGACGGGCGCGGCCGCGGCGCCGCCGGTCCCGCCGCCGAACAACTGGCCGAGCCGGGCGAGCAGACCTGGCGGGGTCTGGTCACTGCCGAGCGCGGGCGGGAGGCCTCCGGGCTGATACTCGTTGGGCTGCATAGGTCCTCAGCGGTAGGGACTGCGGTTCGCGCAGGAATTGCACCAGCGGGCCGTATCGGTGGGATTCTCGGCCCGCTTCCGGTGCTTGTGTTGACACTCCAGGATGACGAACGGCCCGCGCGCATCGGCGCCGCGTGTGACGATCTTTCGGCGGAAGTCCTCGATGACGGCGGAGTGGCGGCCGCGAGCATCGCGCGTCATTTGCGGCGATACTCCACGGTGCCGTCCGCTTCGTTGTGGACGATGCCCTGGCGTTCGGCTTCCTCGTCGCCCACGTCCTCGAACCCGTTGACGTGGCCGGTGTAGGCCGCCATCGCCGCGTCCACGTCGTCGGCCGTCTCGATCGCGCGGCCGACCTCCACCGGGGCCCCGCCGCCGGCTTCTCGCGCCCGCGCGGCCGCCGTGGCCCGCGCCTCGACGTCTGCAGCCGTCTGCAGCTGCCCCTCGAAGCGCGGCGCCGGCAGGTCGAGGCCCTTCGCGGCCGCGAGGGATTGGCGGTCAGCACTGAGCGCGTTCGCGTAGTGCCGCATCCAGTCGACGTTCCCCTGGGAGACGGCCAGGGCCCGTTCGAGGCCGAGCACCTTCTGGCGCTCGACGATCAGTTCCTTCTGCAGGACGACAACCTGGGCCTGCAGCTGCGTGACGTGCTCCTGGTGCGCGGCCTTCAGGGCCTCCAACACCACGCGCACCGCTTTCGACACCCACCACATAGCGGTCCCTCCTTACGCGGCCGCGCCGCGCTTCCGGGCCCGGCGCACCAGGTCCTTCAGGAAGCTACGGCGCCGTTTGAGATGTTTCCGCGTCGGGCCGATTGGTGCGAGTACAAGCCCTGGGTGCGCCCCCCGGCGCCCACACCGCCGATGCACGACGCGGAAGTTGTAGCCGGCGATCGCCACGACGGTCCCGATGGGGACGGCCTGGAGCGCCGGCGGGAGCTGTTCTTCGGTCAAGGGGTCGCGCTGCATCGCGCGACGGCGAAAGAAGCGTTCGAGGAAATTCACGAGGCACCTCCACCAGGGATGTCCGAGCCGGTGTCGCAGTACGACGGCTGGACGATCTGCGCCACGAACAACCGTCCGCACTGCGTGCAGCGAAGGACCGGCGAGCCCTGGAGCTTCGGGCCTTGCGCCACTTCGAGTACTCCGCCGCACTCGCACCGCACCGTCTGCAGCCGTGTCGCTTTAGGCATAAAAGTCTCCCATCGGGTTCCCGCGCCACTCGCCCTCCTCGAGGCCGTGGTGCAACAGGGTCATTGGATCGTCGTCTCCGAACTCGTTGCTGACCGACAACGCGTTCCAGTCGAGGCCGGAATCGCCTTCGCCCTTCTCGATGCGCTGCAGCCGCTCCCAGGCCCACCGCGCTTCCTCGGGGACCGACTCCGCCAGGCGGACCAGCGGGTTCTCGACGTGCTTCGGCAGCTCCGGGTAGAGCATGCAGGCGTAGCGCAGCGCGTCGGGCAGGTCGTCGTCCCGCTTGATGACGCGCTCGCGCTTCGCCACGCCGTCCTTGCCCCAGTTCTCGTCCCACCGATAGTTCTGGAGCTGCTCGATGAGCCGGGGCACGCGGCGCTTCACGAACCACAGTTGCTTGTTGCGGAGCCAGGTCGCCACGCGCTGAATGCCGGCGACGACGTTGTTCTCGGCGGGGATGACGTAAAGGCCGTGGTTGGCGAGCTCCAGGGCGGCCTGCTTCTGCGAGCGGTCGTAGCCGCGGCGCTCGATGACGAACGGCGACTCCATCCGCCGGATCGCGTCGGCGTGTTCGCCGTAGGTCTTGTTGCGCTCCAAGTACTCGTTGATGCAGACCAGGCCTTTTTCGGTGACGACGATGAGGAGGCCGGCGAAGGGATGGTCGGCGCCGGGGTCGAGCGCGCTGAACGCGGGGCGCGAGGCCTCCAGGCGCGGCCACTCGGGGAGCACCTGGCGGATTTGCTCGTCGGTGTCGAGGATCTGCGTGCCGAGCAGCTGCCCGTAGACGCTGCCGGTGAAGCAGACGAAATCGCCCAGGTATTCCTGCTGGAAGAACAGGTCGTCCAGGTCGAGTTTCGCTTCCGCGACTTCCTCGGCGGAGATCTTCGGGTTGTCGATCGTGCGGTACTTGACCGCCCAGTACCCGGGCCGGCCGTTTTGCGCGGGGACGTAGAACTTGTGATAGCACCAGTCGTAGCCGTTGGGCGACGTGGTGATCCAGGCGATGCCCTGGTGGTCGGAGAGCGTGGGGCGGAGGACCTTCCACGCCATCTCCTGCGTTTTGCGCCCTTCGTCGATCCACAGCCAGTTCAGACCGGGGCCGCGGCCGCGTTCCGGGTCGTCCAGCGACCGGAAGCTGATTTTCGACTTGTTCTTGAGGATCAGTTCGTGGTGCGCGGCGCTCCAATCGTGAATCCAGCCGCGCGGGATGATGCCGAGGACCGCCGGGAGCACGTAGTCGTGCAGTTCCGGGTAGGTCGGCGCGCAGGCCCACCCATGCGTGTTCGGGATCGTCGCTTCCTCGACGGCCGAGATGCCCCCGATGCGGGTTTTACCACCCCGGCGGCCGCTGAACAGCCCGAAGCGGCGGAAGGCGCGGGTGCCGTCCGCGAGGCGGGCGCGGCGGGCGTTCAAAAAGGCGGTCTGATAGGGGTGGTCGAGGAGGGCGACCTGGCCGGTGTCATTAACCGGCAGATTTCGCAGGTTCGCCATCTACTCGGCGTCCACTGCAGACGTCTGCGGGGCGTCCAGGCTGCGCGCGACCCCCAGGACCGCCCCTTCGATGACGTCGGGCGCGGGTTTCGAGGCATCCGCGCGCTCGAACACGAACGTCAGCTTCATGTCGCCCTGCGGGGTGGCGTCTTGCTTGATGGCCGAGTGGGCTTTCAGCTCCCCGAGGCCGTGCAGGACCTTCGTGCCGAGGACCGCCGCGAACTCCGTGTCCCCCTCGACGAGCCCTTCGAGCACGCGATCGACCGCGAGCTGCGCGACGTCGCCGCGGAGGCGATCCGCGATCTTCTGCAGCTCCTCTTTGCTGCGCTTCCGCGTCTCGTGGACCCACCAGCGCACCGTCGACGTCGCCACGTCGAACAGTTCCGCGACCTTGGCGTAGCTGCCGACCTCGGCGTAGAGGACCGCCATCAGCGTGCCGCGCTGAATCAGCTTTTCCTGTTGTTCGGGGGTCGGGGGTTCTTTCGGCGGCGGAGGCGGAGGTGTAGGTTTTGCCCGCTCGATGGGCACATTTCCACGCGAAATCGTCGTGGACGCACGGCGAGCCGGCGTTGTCGACCGGGATTTTGCCATCGCCAGGTTGTCGGGGAGAGCTGAGCCAAAATACAGGCTCAGGTCGCGCCCGTCAACGGGTTACTGGCGAGGCGGGGGGTCGGACGAGCGTAGTTGGCGCACCAGATCGGCCACGAGCAGCGCGCCGAGCAGGAACGGCACGAGGTGCAGAACCACGGTCACAGCGGTGACGGTTGCAACCGGCGTGCTCACTCGTCGCAGGCGTCCCGGAGCTGCTGCACGCGGGGGTCCTCGACGTAGGCGACGTAGCGGCGGTCGGCCGTCAGAAGCTGCGGAAGCGGGTGGCCGAGCGGCCCGAGAGGCGACGTCGGCCGGTCGACGGTCAGCGGGCCCGGTTCGAACCAGTCCGCGTGGTCGATGACGTACTCCTCGTCGCTCAGCATGTGGCACTCCGATTGCTCAGTCGGGGGGTGCCCCCCGGCAACCCACGTTTTCCGTCCGCTTCCGCTACACCACCTGTCAGCCGCCGGACTCTACGGGTCCGGCGACCTCCCCGCAGCAAATGCCGTTCCTCTTGGCGACGGAACCCCTCCGCGATGGCGGCCAACTCGCGGTTCCAGGCGTCGACGAACGCGCCCGGCGTGTGCCGCGAGGCCTCGATGACGGGCCCGCTGATGCGGATGCGGGCGTAGAGCTGGCGGAACGGGACCTGGACCACCGTGAAGGGGTCCAGAGTCCCGTAATCCACGCCGGCCAAGACCGGCTGCGCCAACTCGATGGCGGGGGCGACGGCGAGGGTCAGGCCAGCCGCGGCGCCCAGGAACAGGAACCGCCGGCGCGAAATTGCATTTGTTTGGTGCAGTTTCGGGCAGTGTTCCATGTGGAACATCCCGCACCGGGCGCACGGCTCTACAGTGGGCCCATGACTCACGGCAGAACCTCGAACGGGACCGTCACCGGGTGGAGCTCGTCCCAACCGTGGCGGTCGTCGTGACGCGAGATGCCGCAGGCCAGGACGCGCTGACCCTTGCGGGGCGGGGCGATTGGCAGCTGCGGAATCACCTCTGCCACGAGGAGTCGGCCGGCGCCATCGTCGAGCGTGATGTGCCAGTCGCCGTCCTCCTGGCGGCGGACGTAGGTGACACGGCCCTGGACGCAGCTATTGGCGTGCGTGCGGACCTTCGCAAACGCCGTGAGCGTGTAGTCGGCGGGGAGCTGCGGGCCTGCCGCCAGCAGGTGCGTCCCGAGCAGCCACCAGAAGGCGGCGACGGCCAGGAGCCCGAGGACGAGCAGGACGAGCAGCCGGCGGACGTTCGGCGGCACAGCTTCCGCCGGCGTTAGGGGTTCGTCCCGGACGAACACCATCGCGCAGGGGCCTGAGTGGTGGCGCGGCCGGATGCAGGTGTAGCCGATCGCCCGGTCGTAGGGGGTCTGGTCGCGGCCGCACGCGCCCTCGGCCGGCAGTTTCACCGGCGCCCCCGCAACCACAGCCGCAGGCCGTTGACGCGCGGCGCCGGGTTCTCGAGCGTGGCGGCGGCTTCTCGGCGCTCGTGCCGGTTCCACACGCGCACGTTCCGGCGATAGAGCCGGCCCGGGCCGAACCGCTGGCGGAAGCTACGAAGCTGCACGGTCTGGAGACGGCTGCACGCAGCCACAGGTCCGGGTCCGGTGGAGCACGCCCGGTGTGGGGGTCTTGTCCCGCCAGCTGCGGCTGCAGTCCGGGCAGGTGTTCCAGGTGTCGTGGGGGGTTGCGCTGCGCGCCATGTCCTCGGACACGACGTCGCCAGCGCGCGAAAAGACAGACGACTCAACCACCGAAAACCTCCTCAGGGGAAAGGAGTTACGAGGAACGGCCGGTCGGCACCCTGGCCGGGTTCAAGACGGGAGCCAAGAAACCCGACGCCCGCCCGACCGTCCCGCGCCGTGAGCTTACCGCATGGCCCACCTCCGCGCAACCGCCCAGCTGTTCCAGGAACGCGGGGGAGTCTACACCCAACCCGCCAGGCCCGCAAGGACCCGCCGCGGGGCCCACCCGCCGGCCTCACGCGCGCGCGCGTAGGGGTAAGTACTTACTACCGGGTAGATCCCCGGAACAAGAACAAGAACAGAACACGAACAGAACAGATCTGGGGGGATACTATCCCCCATCGAAGGGGCATGCTATCCCCCATCCCATCCCCCATCCAATCTGACGGCCCAACGCTCATACCCACACGTCCACCCACGAACCCGAACGCACGGCCAGGAAAGACCCCGGAACGAGCTGAACCCAACGCCCGACTCCACACCACTCCACCTGAGCCCCTTTCCTCGTTTTCGGTAAGAAATTCGGGCTCGACGACCCCCCCTGCCCCCCGGCCGATGGGACCCGTGCCAAGCGCGGTGTCCCCCCCTGGCCGGGGCTGCTCGACGCCATGCCAACCGCCCGCAATCGAGCTGCCACTTGACCACGCGGGCCGATTGCGTGCCAAGTTCTAAGCCTCGACACCCCAACATCTTGGGGGCGAAAGCTCGACGCATCGACCAGGGCGAAACGTGGCCAAATCCCTGGGGTTATGGGGTGGGTCTGATAATGGGTATTTCGTTAACTCGGGGCCGAGGCCGACCAGGTGGGCGCATCGCCTGGGCGGGGAGCAGGGGCACGAGCTGACCAACGGAGGCGAAGGCGCACACGCTGCACACCCCATGATTACGGGGGTTCGTCGGGGGTTGACTTGACCAAGCGAAAGCCTGTAGTCTGCCGTTCCCCCGGCGTGTCAACCGGGCGGAGACGGGAGCGTGCAGCGTGAGCAACAACAACGGGCGGGCGCGTGATGGGTCTGGACCGGGTTTGACGGGTTCTTCCGACCTGGTGGCGGAGCTGGTGAGGGTGGCCAGGACGGGCGCAGAGCTGCTGAGGGATGCGGGGGTAGGCTGCGAGTCGCCCGGCGTGGCGCTGCGCGCCTATGACCAACCAGGGGGCGCGGCGCGGGTGCTGCCGTTCGGGCCGGTCGTGGCGCGGCAGATGGCTGTCTCCCGGCTGAGCGCGGCCAGTGATGACGCGGCGGAGCTGGCGGCGGGGTTCGGGGAGGACGCGGCGCTGTGGGTCAACGTGTGGGCACCTGACCAGGCGGGCCGGTGCGCCCGGATGGCGGTCCGGTGCGCGGAGCAGTGCAGACGGCTGCGGGAGCTGGCCGAGGCCATCCAGGAGGCGACAGACGCGCCGCTGTGCGGGCGCTGCGGCCAGGCGGAAGCGGAGGCGGGCGGGCTCTGCCTGCGCTGCGCGGCGGGGGGTGCGCTGTGACGCGGCGGGACGCGGTGCGGCGACGGCGGCGGGCGGCGACCCTGACCCCGGACGGCGGCGCGGGGCTGTGGCTGCTGGCCTTTATCGGGCTGGTCCTGCTGGCGCTGGCCTCGATGGGGGGCCGGTGATGGCGGCCAAGCGCCCCACCGATTGACACGGCGCCCGCGTCACCCTTGCGGGACCTGGCCGTGTTGCTCTCTCAGGACGGCGGCGCGCTGCGGGACGCGCTGCCGTTCACGCTCACACGCCAAGACGCCCGGCGGCGTGAACCTGAGCCCCAACAGCCGGGCCTATTTCGAGACGGGAGCACAGAGTGATTATCAAGATTCTGCCAAACGACAAGGGCAACCCTCCGGGCAAGCTGGCGGACGCGGAGCTGCACTTTACGGACGGGCCGCTGGCGGGCCTGAAGCTGATCGGGTTCTCGATATGGGAGCGCAGGACGGGCGGCGGGCGCAACGTCACATTCCCCGCGCGCCAGTACAGCGTGAACGGGGAGCGCCGCTCATTCGCGCTGCTGCGGCCGCTGACCGACACCGCCGCGCAGAACGGCGTCCGCGATCTGATTCTCCAGGCCTACGACGCGCACGAGGCCGCCGCCGCGACCGTTGACCAGGGGAGCGCCGCTCATTCGCGCTGCTGCGGCCGCTGACCGACACCAGGACGGCGGCCTGTTTGTGGAAGGAGGCACCAGCACAGCACACGCCAGCTAGACAACCAGCGGCCGCCGGCGACACGGCCCGACCCTGAGCCCGCCGGCGGCCGCGCCTTTCAAGATGGGAGCGTGAGACGTGACGACATTCGATTACGCGGCCGCCTGGCGCAAGCTGGCCCGGCCCGCCTTCAACGAGCTGCCCCCCGAGGTTCACGCGCTGCTGGCGCGCGTGGCCACCGAAGCCCGCGAGCAACGCCAGCTCCCGGACCTACAGCTGCAGTGGCCCAACGACGGGGACGCGCTGCTGCATGCCTTCGACGCGCTGCCGGATGATGTCCTGGCCTGGGCGGCGCGCGTCGTCTACTTCACCGGCCACTGGTGGCCCGCCAACGGGCGCGGCGTCGAGCTGCCCGGCCGCGCGTGGGGCAATCACTGGACGTTCAGCGCCTACGCCGACCAGGTGCTACGCGAACGGCTGAAGCTCTCGACCAACCCGAGCGGCAGCGGCTATCCGGGGCTGTCCTTCCAGGTGCATGAGGGCGCGATCCGGCTGTGCTACTCGTCGCGGGATATGTGGACCTGGCACGAGGTAGCGCCCGCCACCCCCGAGGGGCGGAAGCTGGCCGAGGAGCTGCGCGAGAAGGTGCGCGCCGCGCTGCCGGGCGAGGCCTCGAACAAGCGCCGCACGTCCGAGGTAGACGCGGCCGCGTGGCGCGCGTTCGAGAACCTGAAAGGCAACCACGTTGCCCCAGGGGCCTGGCGTGAGTGGTTGGGCGGCGTGGCGGATCGCTTCATGGTCGCGGAGGGCGACCAGGAGCCCGACCCGGACGCGCCGCCGCGGGACGTGGAAGCCGAGAAGCGCGCCGCGATCGAGGCGGAGCGGGCGCGCGTGGCGAAGGCGATCGCCAAGCTCGAGACGGAGCGCGACGGCCGGATCTGGTGGATGGAGCGCGGCATACCCACGGACAACTTGATTTACTACGACCACAAGCCGCTATGGTGCTTCGGGTGGCGGCATCCAGTCGGGCCGGAGCTGCTGGCGCGCATCCTCGACGTGATCAGCGAGTTCGGCCAGCCCTACCAAATCAAGACGACGGACGGGCGCAGCCTCGAAGGGAACATCGGGTGATGCGCTGCCCACAATGCGGCGGCGCGGTCGAGCGCGTGCTGGCCGTTGATGGCGGCTGCATCGAGGAAACCGTATGGACGAAGGGCGGACTACGGCGCAAGGTCCGCCCCGCGTCCTACTACGCCTGCACCGCGTGCGAGTGGTGCAGCGAGCTGGCCCCGCCTGAACCCGAGCCCCACCCGGACACCGACGAGCACAGGGCGGGCTGCGTCGAGTGCATGCGGGAGTGGGACGCGCACGAGCAATCGGACGGCCGACGCTGCCCCGATTGCGGCGGGGAATCGTGCATCTGTTCTTGAAGAATCTGCGGGTCCGGTGGCGCGAACGCCGGGCCCGCGAACGTCACGCGGGCGAAGTGGTGGCCGCCCTGGGCCGCCTGGTCGAGCCGCAGCGCGCCGCCCGCATTCGGCGGCTTTGGAGTCATCAACGGAGACGGGAGCGAACACGATGAGACGAACAAGCTACATGCGGGGATTCGTCGCGGGCGAGCAGCTCGCGGCGCAGTTCATCCTCGAACGACTGCAACACGACCCACCGACCAACCTGGACGAAGTGCAGCGCATGGTCGACGGCCTGGGCCCGGTGATGGCCGTCGCCGGGCTCGTAGGCAAGGGCATCGGCGGCCAGGACATCGAGCCGCACGACTACGACGAGTGGGCGGAGGAGGAGCTGATGGACGAGCGCCGCCGCATCGAGTTCGCGCTGGAGTCGGCGCGCTACTTCGGCACGACGAGCGGCATCGACGAGGACCAGGCCGACCGCGGCGAGGGCCGCGCCTGGGAGCGCGTGCCCGAGGGGTTGCGCGACGGGCTGCGGATGTATCTCGATGAGCATGTCCGCGTCGGGCACTTCCTGACGGCGGTGCTCTCGAACGACCTGGCCGAGGCCTTCGCGCGGGCCGATCTCAACTCGCGCGTCGGGCTGTTCGACATCGTGAGCTACCTGCACAACTACGCGCCCGCGCCGGCCTGGGGTGGCAAGCGCCAGGTCGAGCTCTGGCTGACCCCGGCGATCCCCGAGCTGGAGGTCAAGAGCCTGGGCGACGAGCTGCAGCTGGTCGAGGGCAACAAGACGGCGTGTCCCGGCTGCGGCGGGTTCCACCTGGTGCATCACACGAAAGCAGCGTTCGGGCGTGTCTCGATTCCTGACGACCGGCAGATGAAAGCAGAACACGAGGTCGAGTTCGTGTACTGCCACCAGGTGCATCTCCACGTCGTCGGCGTCGAGGGAAGGGAGTTCGAGGCATGACGCGCGAGGAGAAGCTGGCGATCTGCGCCCAGGGCTGCACCGACGACTTCTACAACCGGCGGCCGCACACCGGCTGCTGGTCGCTGGAGACGGCGGAGATGGCCACGCGCTACACCATCGGGCACTGGACCCCTATGGACACGGCGAAGAACCTGAACGAGGTCCAGACGCTCAGCTGCTTTCACGAGGCGGGCCCGAACCGGACGCACTACCTGAAGGCGGTCCCCGAGCACCTGCGCGCCGAGTGGAACGAGCTGAAGGCGAAGGGAGAGAAGTAGCGATGGAGAAGCTGGAGAGCCTGCTGGTCGACGCCGTGAACGAGGCGGACAACCTGGCGGGCGAGACGGAGGTCCTGATTCACCGGGTGCGCCTGAGGAACATCCGCGACGAGCTGGACAACGTGTTGGGCCGCGTGCAGCGGATGCGCCGCGAGGCCGCCGAGGCCGCCGAGCGCGAAAGGAGCGGGGAATGAACGGACGTGTCGTGATTTTTGTCGGGCACCAGGACCAGCGCGAGGAGGTGGACGCCGGCGCGTTCATGTACTGCAGCGCGACGGGTTGGTGCTTCGGGCCGCTGTTCGACAGTGCAGACGACTGCAGGGAGTTCATGGACTGGGTGGACAAGGACAAGGGCACGAACGTCGAGCTGCGGCAGGTGCCGACGAAGGAGCTGTACGAGCTGCACAGCCGGTGGCTCGTGGAGACAAGGAGGGCCACGTAATTGCATCGTGTGTTGACCAAGGGAGGTTTGACCAATGGTGCGGTTGACATGGCCGTGGGGACCCGCGCAAACAAGCCCCGTAGCACCCCAAGCGCAAAG